TTACGCTCCAGTATCATCTCAAAGGCCTGAAATATATAGTAAAAAATCAATTTTAGCCTGTTTTTATGTACAGTAAATAGAGTGGTTTTTCCCGATTTTTAAGTTGCTATAAATCAATATGTTAGAGTCTATATTGAAACTAGTAACTATTTTAGTGTACTTTTTAGTTAGTTCTCTTTTTCAAATTTGTAGTTGAGTAGAAACTCGATTTAAGCGTTACTAAATTAGCATTAATTTCGAGTTCTATGGCTGTATTCCGTCAGTCGATTCAAAGTCGTTTGTCACCAATAAATGGAGTTTTTATGGTCACCGAAGCATATCAAAAAGGTAGGAAAGCTAAGTCCTACAGCGATAACCCTTACGATAAAAATTCAGGGCAGTACGATGACTTTGAGAGGGGATTTACGCAAAAACTGAAACGCATGCCGGCTCAAGCATTCACTTGCGAATCAGGTCCGATAGGCGGTGACCCGGACAGACCTGAAAGAGACAGTTTGAAAGGGAGCAGATTTGTTGATGAAAAGCCTAAGCCTCACACTAACTCTTATGCAGAAGCTCGTAAAAAATAAATACATTGGCAGCACATATAAAATGTGCATGTAACTGGAAGAGATTATTTGAATTGTCGTCTTTCCGAATTTAGGTTTTTAGAATTAGTATCTGTAAATACTTCTTGTATGCACATGGTTAGGCCAGAACAAACCTCCAAACAACTCTGATATCTCTCGTAATGCTTCAGCTAATTCATAGGATTTAATTACTTTAATTGACTCAAGGTAGTAAAGCATAAAAATGACATCTCCAATTACCTTAAACTGCTTATCCTCATTATTAATCTTTTCTTTTTCCAATATCTTGCTAAACCCAAATTCGGCCAAAGTATTGTGGACATCTATCAGTGCGGACACTTCGTAGTCAAAGTCTTCTTGGTCGTTAGAAAGATGTGGATATTTTTCTTTGTAGCTTCTAATTTGTTTTACAAAACAACTAAAGGAGGTGTAGTGATTCCCCTCCCAACCTTTAAGGCTATGTGGCCACCGCGCATCATGGCAAGTTACACCTTCATCTGGGTCATTTTCAGGAAATACATTTTTGTAAATTCTTCTTTTGTCTAAATAAACATTTGGCTTCTCTTCATGCTTGTTAGTTAAACTAGTAGTTATCCGGTCAAGCTCTTCCTCAAATATTTTTATATGCTCATAATAAATCTTAATATTCTCCCTTCTCTGGCTTGTGATGAACTGTCGATTGGCCAAGTCGAATTGGAGCTCTGCCATTATAGTCTGCTTATTGGCCCGCATTTGTTGAAGATCTAGCTGTTTCGCTCTATGGTTAAACCCAAGCATTCCAGTAATCGCAGCTATTATTCCAAAGGAGCCTAAGGTCACTGAAAAAGTATCCTTTATTGTAGACCATGCACTTGGTAGGGATGGGTTCCATACCATTAAGTCTCTAGTTGCCAACAACTGCAAAATAAATAGCAAAAGCGGCAATAAAATAGCAGCAGTAAAACTGCAATTATAAACGTGCTTAGCCTCTTCCACCTCCACTTCTTTTTCAAGAATGGAATTTGTAACACTTTGAAGATCACTTTCAAGCCTTTGTTTAAAGCTATCAGGTGCGGTTATCCCTTGAATCAGGCTTGAAGGAGAAAGTTGAGGCTTATTCATATTTTCAATTTTCTTATAGGCTATGTACATGCTTCTAATAACTTGTAAGGGTAGGGTACAGCCTCTCTGTCAATATCTTGAATCCATGCCTCACATAATGAAGCCGAAATAATTTTTTCTTGAATAGAATAAAAGCGTTCAGCGTCCGCTTCAGCACTTTTCCTATCCAAATTAAACCCGCAATGATAGATACATGCGCTAAAAGCTCGCTGCAATAGCCTTATACCAGTATGTCCTCTACAAACTTTCCAATAGATTTCGTCCGAGGACGATTTTAGCAATTCTTGGTAATAGTAAGACTTTCCAAGCCAATCATTGAAATTGCACTCTAGGTTTTGAAAGGCTTTTTTCACTAAATCTTGGTCCATTCTATTAGGGTCTATTCCTCCTTTTTCTAGGCAAATTGTTGTCCAATGAACCAAGGACTCAATCTTTCTGAAAGGAAGTTTAATGTCTTTTGCTGCGAGACATAAGCTGGAAAAGGAAACGAGAAAATTTAAGTAATGTTGCCTAAATAGGTATTCAGCTTCATTCTTAAAAATGGAATCAGTATGGTATCGAAACCCAGTAATTAAAGTGTGTGGAGAAAAAAAATAATTTTCTAGGGAGTGGCCGGAAGTATAATACTTCCCATCAATCCCTTGATCCTCGAGAACATCTTGAATCAGATCTTCAAAAACAAAGAAGCTGTACTCCCTATCACATAAATAAAGGACATTCTTAAAATCGGCACTTTGCCTGCAATGTTCGTGCAACATCTCTATTTTTAGTCTATTGTTCTTTTTTGCATCGCCTTGACCATGAAAATCATGTGCTGACTTTATTAGGGTTTTATGGTTTAACTTCCGTTTATGTAAGAGTTGATTTAAGTGAACCTTATCATCAGGACCTTCAACGACTATGTGTATTTTCTTACTCATTTTCAGCGAAGCTATAAAAGCTTTGAAGCTCACCTGGTTCATTAAATTCATTCCTTTTCCTGGCGAGAAGCTAGAGGCTCTACTTCCATCATATAGGATTCGTAATCCGCAGCGATTTGAGGTGAGTGAGTGCAAATGATAAGTTGGCAGTTGTCCATCTGCTTAGTCATTTCACCTATTAAATCTGTTTGCCAGTCGATATGTAAAGAAATTTCAGGTTCGTCAATTAGAACTACAGTATCGCTATCTAAATTGTTGACAGCCCATAGCATAGTCAATAACTGCCTTTCGCCAGATGATAACGAAACAGCAGTACATAACTTATTATCACCGGTATCAAATCCAACCCTAATATTACTTGGAGATAGTTTTCGCGCGGTTTTATCATTATTGATGCCTACATCAGCAAAGCACCTAAACGTTTTACCTGATAGAAAGTAGTTAACACTACCTATATAGTCATTGATGGGGCTGAAAAGCCGATACTTTTCTAGGTTTACCTCTTCTAACGCTTCCGAATAAACTTCCAGAGCGTTTGATAATTGAGGGTTTTCCATGCTTTGTTCGTACCTCACCTTTAAAGCCTCTTTCATCGAATTTATCTTTGAAGGTGCAAGGTCTATTGAAGAAAGGAAGTTATCAGAATGCTTTTCAAAACTATTTATGTTATCTATGATTTCGGATATCGGCTTTGTTTTTGTGTTTTCTTGTCCTATTTTCGAAAACATCCTTAGAAACGAATCTGAGAATATTTCATTCTCTTTTTCACTAAGCTCAAATGATGCTCGGAAATATTCGCTTGATAGTTGCCGTTCTACAATGCTAGGCGTGGGGTAATTTAATTGCGGAACAAATCCACCAAAAGTTCTCCGGGCGAACCGCTCCATTCTTTTTCTGTCAACAAATTTTGTTCTGGTTATCGAGGAGCTCCAAGCCTCGAGCATAGTCCTAAACGCTGGAAAATACGACGTTTCTATTTTGTGGAGACCAATCCCTTTACAAAATTTGTTTATGCGAACTTCTAAATCATGTCGCTGTTCGTGAACCTCCAAAGGGCTATCGTAAGGCCTTTCTTCCAATACTTTAATGCATTCTATTGCTTCACGCTTTGAAAAATTACAAGTCCCTCGTTGTTCTTGAGGCTTTCCGCCAGTCAGGAATATATGTTCGGAGTCAGCGTCATCATCAACCAATTTTACAATTTCAATGTAAGTATCATCTTCAAAAATAAGATTTATGTGAGAAAAATTTAAAAAGGTAAATAGCTGAAAATCGAAATTTAAAATGTTAGCAAGTATATGTAGCACTGTTGACTTGCCTGACCCGTTTATACCATGGAGTATGTTTATATCAGGATTGAAGTCAAGTCGGTAATTGTGTTTCCCGTGTAGTTCATCTACGACTAACGTTTTAACTTTTACGAAGGGGTTCATATTAGATTTTTTTTATTAAAAACTTACCTAAGTCTAACATTAACAGGATAAGTTTAAAGGAATGTATTACACGAGCATAGAAAGAAAAATTTATCCTCAGAACTTAAATGGCTGAATGATCCACCTTTATGTTTGGGACCTGTATCCAGTTGAGGTTTTTTCCGTAACTGGTATAGACCTTAGTCGACTTACTGTCTGAATGCCCCATACGTTGCTGAGGATCTGCTCCTTGTGCTTCAATAAGCCTCGCAGAAAGGCCGCGTATTTCATGATAGGTCGGTCTTTCTGCCAAGGGTAGTGTGGAGTACAATCCCAACTCATCTCGAACTTTTGAAAACTCTCGACTTATATTCCGGCTTACAACCTGAGTCACATGCCTCACTTCTTTACTGATAGGGTTTGAGTTGTTTTTTGGTAGACGATGGACTACGAAAGGTGATGCTATATTGTCTCTGCTATCGTCCACTATTTTCTTAATAGTTTCATTGATGGGAATGATCACATGAGATGCTTCGCTTTTGTGTGTTTTTTGGCGATGTATCGCTAGTTCACCGTATATCAGCCCAGTATCATCCTGCTTAGGTGTGTCATACCAAATGCAACCACAACGACCACTTTCGGGCTTTCTAAGCTTGTACTCAATTCGGGAGATTTCCAGCACTGCGTGGGTTGTTTGCATTGTTAAATCCATAGCAGTTCTTAACCAGGTAGGCGCCGCAGCTCTTATCTTTTCGAAGTGGGCTATATCTAGAGCCTTGCGCATTTTCTCTTCTTTTGGCTTTTTAATTTTAAGTGCGGCTGGGTTTGAATCCATCTCACCGATATCCTTGGCATAATCGAATACCAACTCTAAAAAGCTCAATTTTCTGTTGTACACATTATTACTGGCGCCACTATGATAAGTGTCCATATATTCCGTTACATCAGCGAGTGAGATATCACTCCCAGGCATTGTGAAAAAGGCCTTAATTCGTTGCGCATCATTTAGCCAAGTCGATCTTAGGTTTTTACCCGGGTTCTTATCTTCTAACATTCGCTCAACAATTTGGTCTACTACGTCAGCAAAGCTGGTGGACGAATCCCCCTCATCTAAGAGCTTGTCGAGTACCGTAGTACTGCGTTTGAGACGGTTGTACTCATTGGCGATAATAATTGCTTCAGCACGTACTTTGCTAATTACTTTACGCTTGCCATTTACCAGCGAGAGGACATAGCCCTTTTTCTTATTGTGGTACAAGAAAGGGGGAAGATCCCGGTTCCTATGAATGCGTTTTCTTGGGGCCATGCTAACTATTCACTGCTAATTGAAGTGCAATATCCTTTGCTTTGGCTCTGGTACCAGGCTTTTGATCTTCATAGATGTAAACCTGTTGCCCTGGGCCTACTAATTCACCATCGATATAACTACAGGTTACCCAATCTCTGATAGCTTGATAACTTGGTTCAGACCCCTCAGCGAAGTATAACTTTGCCCAGGCTCTGGCTTTTATTAGCTTTCTATTTTCCTTTTTCATCTTTCTTATCCTAGTCAGAACATCAAGTAGGCCACGATCAGGACTAAAAGCCAAAATGGGAGGCTGATTGTCAGGGCTGTTTTTGGTTGCCTGTTTGCAAGAAAAAAAGCACCTATATATATGGCCGCAATTACGAACATAGTAAGTGGAAAACTAATCAATGTTTGCCACCTCGCTTTAAATAGATGTCTCTTTGGCGGAGACTAAAGAACTTATCTAGGACAACCGCAACCAGTAATGCGACTGCGAGATTTAGTCCCAGCATGTAATGGCCAGTGAATACATTCACTAACCCCCAAACAATAAGTATTAAAAAGATACGCGCTTTCATGTGGTCTCCTGTTTATTGAACTTGGCCGTTTCGTTTCCCCAGGCATCCCAATGAGTCGCGGTAGTCCTAGCGAAGAGCTCAATGCGTGGTATATCTCCCGCTAACATAACGCATTTATCCCTGAATTCATCAGGCTTTCGACTGTGCTCACGTATAGGGTAGGAACCCACAGCTCTCACACTTCGACTGGCCACTTTAGGCTTTCCCTTTATAGCGATAAGAGCAGATTCACTTCCGGCTCGAGTCCAGAATCCCATTCCAAAATGAGGCAAGTGATTTTTGGTAAGCTTATTCCATACAAAGCCATTCATGTTCTTTAAGGTAAACCCCCAAGCACTTACAACATCGAGTGCTTCTTGGGGCATAGAGCTAACCCACCACATTACTAAAATGCAGTTATCATCGGCTACCTGATCGACTGGCAGTTGTTTCAGCTCTCTCATATCCAAAACGCCCTTATAATGCTGGGTCGCTCCAGATGTGAAACTACCCCCTGTTTTAACATTTCTAAACTTCCAAGGTGGATCAGCGTAAATAAGCTGGTATTTTTTACCTTCAGTTTTATCTAACATTTTCGGGGACCTCCTATATCTCCAACGAGGGAGCAGGGCTCGGACATTTCATTCAAATACCGCAGGTCTACAGGCACATACTCATATCGATGCCGACCTGACTTTGTTTTCACAGGGTTACCTTGAGCATTCTCAGCTGGTCGTTTGCGCATCGGTTTGAGGCCTTTGTATTGCCCAGAACGTTCTGCTAACTCTATAAACTGATCAACAGAACTAGGTGTACTTAGCTCACCACTAACGCATATAGCTTTGGCTTTTTCAAAGACCTCCTCAGTCATCTCTGCAACAGCGAGTTCATACTCTTGCTGTGTCGAGGGAGCACCTTTGCCTCTTAAGGAAGAAACTTTTTTCTCCGCTTGTGAGCGGCACTTCTTTTTACAAACACCGTATACGTAAAACATGACTAGCTCCCTAGATGCAGTTGCATAATCTTTTGTATTGAAGGCCTATAGGCGCAAAAGGGATATCATCATCAAAGTCGATAGGTGACCCTGTTGAGGATGGGTCACCCGTTTTGTTTGTATTACTATGATCGACTCCAGACAGTTTATTAGTGGAGTTTGAATGGCTCTGAGCTCCTTGTTGGCTCTGAGGCAAGCCGCCTAAAGCCTGCAATGTACCCCGATAATCTACTACTACCTCGGTGGTATATTTATCTTGCCCACTTTGGTCTGTCCATTTGCGAGTCTGTAAGCGACCTTCAATATAGACCTGAGAACCTTTTGCTAGATGGTTTCCAACGAACTCAGCCACTTTTCCAAACAGGACGACTCGATGCCATTCTGTCCGTTCTTTGGTTTGCCCAGTATTTTTATCTTTCCAGATATCGCTGGTGGCAATACTTATTCTGGTAACTGCATCTCCATTTGGGTGATAACGCGTCTCAGGGGACTGCCCTAGATTGCCTATCAGAATCACCTTATTGATACCTCTAGTCATAGCTATCCACTCCTTAAACAAACGCGGTGGCGCCTAACAGTACCCCAATAGAGATCAGAAAAATCAGGATCTCAATCAGCTCCTTACGCTCTTGTTTGCGTTTAGCCCGGGTGGTGTTGCCAACTTTTGCCATGTAATCGTTCATGGGATCCCCTTAACAAGCTCTGGTTAGACTGGGAAGGTTTTTTATTTCGTTCACCAGCTCAGTAAGTTGCTCTTCTGCATTCTTACTTTTTAAGGACACATGAAGGTGTCGAGGAGAGCGCCCCGGAGTATTGATTGCAACATCAACAGTCTTTGATGTCGGAAAGGTGTTGAAAAAGATCTGGTGCCGCTCATCTTGCTCTATACAAGCAACAGTGATTTGTCCGACTAATGATTTAGTGATTTCTGATAAGTCCATATATCCTCCAAGACAATTGTTTTCCAGAATTTGATGATGCATTATCAATCCGTACCCAATAGATGGGTGTACATCCTAGTGTTTAAGTTCACACTATGTATACTTTACATCTGAATTTTCGTTTTTGTCAATAAAACAACATTTGAAATGTGTTTGTTCTCAATTTGTATACCTATTTAAATTAGTTTACTATACGTATCTATATGAGGAGCTATGTATGAAAGTCGATGCTACAAGTACTGTAATAAAGCCTCAGCTGTCGCCAAAAGAGACTGCGGACAAGTATTCGTCCGCAACAGAAAAGAAGCTAAGCGATGATAAAGTGGACATTGGCTCTAAACCTGAAGAGCAGTCCGTCACCTATTCTGTTAACCGGAATGCACAAACAAAGTATTTTGAAGTACAGATTGGATCGGGCAGTAAAGAGCCTCCAAAATAATTGACGAAAGTATGAAGTATTATGGAACTGTTCGGATTTCTAACAGACTTGGTCTTAGATGATTTGATGCGCTATTTGACCATGGCATCGATCTTTTTTGGTTTGTGTATGGTTCAACTTCAAAGTGGCTTGTCATTTGACTCTATGTTTAGTTACGCGTGCAGGCAGCAGCGATACAGGGAAGTTAGTGCAACAATTACTTATCTTTGTGTTTTATCATTTTTTATAGCTTCTTATTTTCTGGAGGAGAAGCTTTTATGGTCATTGTTTAGTGAAGAGGCATTAGCGGATGAAAGGTTTGCAGGTCAATTATCTAAACCCGAAAGGCTCATAATCTTTTACTCGATTAAGTCTTTTAGTGAAGTTGTCTTTGCTTTCGCATTGGCATTGTTTCATAGACTAACAAGCGTCAGGCTTAGCTTTATTGCTATTCTAGTTTGCTGCTTTTCACTAGTGGTCGCTCTAGTACACTTTGTAAGAGCAATAGATAGGGCTGTTCTGGCGACAAACTTAATGGATGGCCTCTATAGCCCTTCAATCATGGCAATTAACTTGACTAGTGTCGTAGCTATGGCATTTTATGTACCTAGTTTGAGACTCGTAGAGAAAAGGAGGTCTACGCGTGAGTTTTAGCTTTCTATTCCTAACGTTAGCAGGCTTAGGGATTGTCGCAGCCGCTTACTATGTAGGACTGATCTATAGTAAAACTGATTCTGCGAGGTCAAAACGAGGGATTACAGCGCATGAACTTTTGGTTAGATACTTCAAAATAGAAAGTGTCGGCAAAAAATCACCCGATAAAGCTATTCAGCTATTTAACGAGTGGCGAACAGACTGTATTGAATATCTTCAAGAGGCAGAGCTTGAATCTCAAGATCTGGATGAACTAATTAAAGCTAGTGATGGAAAGGTTGCACAACTGACACGCGCTAGACAACAGTTTTGAGAACAGATTAGTTATTCACTGCTGGCCTTGTCGAAATCTATCAGATCATTAACAGGTTGGTCACCAATTTCTTTTAACAGTTCGTTGCTTAATATGTCCACTAGAACATCTGCACTTTGCTTATATTCGACCCAATCCATTTGGGCGAACCTGGTTACCCAAGAACTAATGGTATGTTTTAAAACGGTTTCAAGTTGAGTTGTGTTTACTGATGTATTAACCCCCAAAAGGGTATTAGGATCAGTATCAAGAAACTTACAGAGTTGTAGGAATTGGTCAAGATTAATAGATCGTTGCCCATTTAAATAGTGACTAACAGTACTTTTACTACTGACGCCCAACGTTTCCATCAAGTCTTCTTGCTTAAGCCCCTTTTCGGAGAGAAGGCTTTTTGCATTTAAGCCCCAAGTCGGCTTTCCACTCATCAAGTTATCCGGTAGTGAACTTTACTGTCGTAAGAATACAAGATGTATGCTTTTGCAACAACAGTTTCCAAAAATAATTTCAAAGTTGACATACTATAGAAATGGAGTATACATTAGGTGAACTTTTAAGTTTGGAGTTCACATTGAGATACAATCAACATCTATCTTCATTTTACTCGAATCTTCGCAGATCTGAGAAAGGACAGTTCAAAGCTTTGCTCTCTGAAAGGCTAGGAGTCTCTTTGTATACCGCAAGATCATATGTTTTGGGTCATCGTCGGCTTAGGCTTATGCAGTTAAAGCGTGTCGAACAAGTAACCAAAGGAGCGCTTAAATATTCCGAACTTTTAGCTGAACTAGAAGTATCTATGAAGAAGAAAGGAAAGTAGCGCGGCTTACTGGGTAAGCCGCATGTAAAAGAAAACCCGCATCAGCTTTGGTCGGCAGGATAGCGGGTTAACAATCACGGAGTTAATTATGAGTAACACAGCAGAAGTTGTCAATTTTCCTTCTATTGGGCAGGGGGCAGCAACGTATGGGTCAGGTGAGTATGTGAAAGCGGATTTAGAAAAAGGTTACGACCGACTTGCACAAAAGCTTACTGACACCCTAGCAAGGCCTCCAGTGAAGTTATGTGCAAGAGAGTATCAGATCATTTTTGCAGTGATTGGCAAGACCTACCGTTGGCACAAAAAGACAGATTGGATATCTAACTCACAATTAAGTGACCTAACTGGAATAGGGGTCTCTAATATTGGAAAGTTGATCAAGGGGCTGGTGGCTAAAAAGATACTAGTCCGCTATGGAAAGGAGACTGGGATAAACCCTGTTGTGTCAGACTGGACTGAGCCAACGGTTAGTCGAAAAGAACGAGAAGCTAGTCAAAAACGACTAGTCGAAAATGACGACAAAACTAGTCAAAACCGACTAGCAGAGTCGTCAAAAACGACTAAAAAATTAGTCAAAACTGACCCCCACAAAAGAAAAGAAACTAATACAAAAGATAATAATAAAAAACAAAGCAAAAAAACCTTGTCGGATACCTTGGATTTTTCCTGTTGGCCAGCAATGCCTAACGATCAAACTCTGAATGATTGGCTAGCAATGCGTAAACGACTCAAAGCCAATGTAACACAGACTGTGGTTAACCGATTTGCCAAGCAGCTGCGTCTAGCGGTCCAGAATGGATTAACAGTGGATGATTGTCTGGGCGAGTGCGTTGTTCGAAACTGGCGAGGTTTCGAATATGCCTGGGTAGCTAAACATTCAAATATAGCGCCCGGGTATCACAATCCACAGAATACGATGCAGGAGCTTCAGCAGCTCAATGAACAGCTAGGCTATGTCCCAATGCTTGGCGACGATCAGGAGGTGTAACCATGGAACGTTTAACGAATTACTCAAGTGATACGCTCAAGGCTCTCGCTGGTACTTTCATCTCCAGTGTTTTGCCAGCTATGGCTGCTGCACACCCATCAGCTGACTTTAATTGGCGTGGTAACACACAGGCCTTCGCCCAAGAATATGCGAAAGCATTGATAGGTACTGGTTGTACTGGGCGCCATATCCGAGAAGCTGTCGATGCAATGAAGGTTCGCTCAGCATATGAAAAACAGCCGCCGAATGCTCAAGAGTTCAAGATACTCTGCTTACAAGCCAAAGGGATGCCGACCATCGATGAGTGCATTGATGAAATAGATCGTCAACGTAGAGAGCACTACGGCAAACGTCACAAAGAATGGTCTTCACCTTTTGTTTATTGGTTAAACGTAAGTGTTGCGGCGCCACGGCGAATTATGAGTGAGGCCCAATGGCGGAAGTTAGTTCGGCGGAAGTATTCCGAACTAGCTGAAGTCTATGCTCGCAACGAAATAAGAGATATTCCGGTGCCGGTAGAATGCAAACTTGAACCTCCTTACATGCGTTATCTAACACAGGGGTCAGCGTTGTGAACATTAGTCATCTTAAAGACCACCAGCAGGTAGCCGTAAGGAAGTCATTTTGAAAATTTACAATATAACTCCAATGGGGAAGCCCAGAATGAGCCAGCGAGACAAGTGGAAGAAACGACCTGTAGTTGTGCGCTACTTTGCTTATAAGGACCAATGCCGCTTACAAGGTGTAGCTTTACCCACCCATGGGTACCACATCACCTTCGTGCTTCCTATGCCTAAATCTTGGAGTAAGAAGAAACGTATGAACATGCTCGGCCAGCCTCATTTAAACAAGCCAGACAAGGACAATCTGGAAAAGGCGTTGCTTGATGCTATCTTCGAGGAGGACTCAGTCGTATGGGATGGGCGCGTTACGAAGCTTTGGGGTGAAGAAGGGCAAATTATTGTAGGGGAATGTTAATGAGAAAGGTGACGATACAAGCGGAAATGCTCACCCTGTTGTGTGAACTGGAGATAATCTTATGATGTCAGTACAAGCGCTATATACTCGGCAAACCCCTAAGTGTATTAATGGTGAGCCATTGTCTTCTGGACCGAGCCTGATTGGTTATGACGAAGTTTTAGCGATCATTGGTCAGGTCCAGTCAAAATACCACGTTGGCTCAACGGTGCTTGATGCACAGATCACTCAAAATAAACAAGCCGCAGACTCCCTTCGTCAGGCAATAACCGCCTCGTTGAGCCAGCAAATAGATTCAGATTTAGCTAAGTCACTTGCAAATGCTGCCGTTATTGAAGTCTGTGAATCCCCCGTTTGTTCTCGGTGTAAGGGAACAGGTCAGTTAGAAAAGAAAGGCGAGGGTATTGTCCAATGCACTAAGTGCCATGGTGTGGGTAACCATATACCAAGTCAAAGAGCGTTGCATGCGTTGGTTATGGGCCAATTGCCCAAAGACATGCGAATGGGGCGCCAGAAGTTCTTAAAAGATTATTATGACCAATACATGCTGGTGGTTGACCGATTGTATAGAGAGTCCAGCAACGCAAGCTCTTTTGCTAAGGAGATCCTTTCTAAATGTTACTTTTGAATTAGCATTCATTAGAGGTTGCAATTGGTCTTACTTTCTTGCAAAGCTTTGTTTTGGGCTCAATAATGACCGAACTAAAACTCAAAGGAGCTAAGCTAATACAGATCTTGAGCTCCCCAAAACAATAGGATGACATTAACGATGGAGCTGCTTAGTGGAGGGAAATCACTGGAAAGAAGACTTACAAGCCTTTGCAAAAAATACGACAATATTTCTTTAGCTGTTGCCTGGGCTAGCGCAGGAACCAAGGCGTTTGAGTCTCTCGTTAATAATAAACACAAAATTAAAAATTGTGTAATTGGAACACATTTCTATCAGACTCACCCTGAAGTTCTGGAAAAATTCGTTGGTTTTGAAGCATGTCGCTTCGTATTGCAACCCGAGGGGGTATTCCACCCTAAAGCCTTCCTCTTTTGGTCAGACAATAAATGGGAACTTTTAATTGGCAGCGCAAACTTAACTAAAGGTGCATTGAGTAAAAACTCCGAGTTATTAGTTCACATCACTTCTCATGACGCTAGCCCAGAAATGAAGTATACAGCGGAACAAATCATAGAGGAGTTTTGGTCAGAAGGTGAGGTTGTAACGCGAGAAAAAGCAGTAGCTTACAGAGCCATATGGCAGACGCAGCAGCGAACGCTTAAGCGTATTTCAGGCACTTATCGACAATCACGACAGAGTACATCCCCAATAAATACAGCAATAATGACTATGCCCTGGAATGAGTACTTTGCTAGTGTGAAATTAGACCCCCACCATGGTTTCGAGGAGCGGTGTGACCTATTGGAGTTTGTGAATGAGCGCTTTTCTGCACGGGACAGTTTTGCTGAGTTATCACTTGATGAGCGGCGAACGATCGCAGGGTTGAGAAATAAACTTCATCCATTATGGGGTTGGTTTGGAGCGATGGATGTAGCTGCTAGGTTCGCTCAAAAAGTTAAAAATAATGACCAATTTATTGCCGAAGCAATAGACCAAATTCCGCTTGGCGGTATAGTCAGTCGAGCTGAGTATGATGCTTACATTGATAGCTTTATGCGAGCGTTTCCAAATGGAGGTGCTGCTATTGGTGTGACAAGCCGTCTGCTTGCGCTTAAAAGGCCAGACCAATTTGTATGCCTAGATTCAAAAAATCAAGATTCTATTTGTGATGCCTTGAATATTAAGCGCAGTGGGATGACATTTGATAGGTATTGGGATGATGTTATTTGTAGAATAATGGACTCCGCTTGGTGGAACGCACCTAAGCCAGAGGATCAGAAAGAGGCTCGTGTCTGGTCTGGAAGAGTAGCGATGCTTGATGCCATTTATTACCAACCGTGAACTATCTCCCGGTACAGATATATACGAAATGCAATTAGGCTGCGAAATATTTAGTCTCTTCAAGATGCTATAGAACGAGCACTAGGTGGCATTATTTATATTGCTTAGTTAGAACAACGTTGCTGAAACAGCAACGAGGCATACCAGAAACAAGGAGTGTTTTTCATCGATACAATACTTAAGAACCTAACGGACCCGGCCTGGTGGTTTACAGGCATATTCTTTGCTCTGTTGATTAAGTGTGCTCCGAAATTTTGGAAGTACTCTCTTTCGCTGCTAAAAAAATTTTTGCGGAACAAATACGCAAAATATAAACGAATTGTGAAGAATGGTCGGCACAATATCGCAGCAGTTAACTATCAGTCAGTTAAGTCTCAAGCATATTTCGTAATGTTCTTAATTACAGTGGCACTGTATCTCATATGGTATGCGGCTGGGCCACTTCGAGAAATTCAGCAGGCGAGTTTGGTCATTTTTATTATTTGTATTGTTCCAATGTATGTGGTCCAAGTTTTTTGGTTGATCCAAGACAATTTAGCTAGATACCTGGTCAAGGAATACCACAAATTGCAGGTAACGCGAACGCGGCGCTTAACAAGTGACTCCTGATTGCATCATTGTATGTGTTATCCCTACTTTTAAAGGGAGTGTGCCTTGCAACTGTGGACTGATATTTTTCGTAAATTAATGGAGTTCTAAAGTAATATGGAAAAAGTATGGGTAAGTCCAGATTGCTTCGAAGTTGAAGCTTATTCTGAACTTGGAACTGAGTTACCTAAAGCTGATGCTAAACGAGCTCTGGATATTTGGGAACATGCTCGTCACTGTCTTGAACGAGAAAACCTCTCTGAATTCGATCGGTCTGACACTATTGCTTGGTTAAAACGGGCCTTGAACCAAAGACTAAAACTTATTGAGCAATACTATTCACTCAAGAAATTTGCTTTGCCTACCTCACCAAAAGGCTACTTAGAGTATCTTGAAACACTTAATGTTGTACGTCCTTTCATGCTAAAAACCCTAATGCTCTTACGTAATGATATAGAGCATAAAGACGCTGTACCGCCAACTGTGGAGCGTTGTTTGGAGCTATTAGACTTGGTCTGGTATTTTATTCGCTCTACAGATGAACTAGTGAAGAATCAGAAGTACTCTATAGTATTTCAAAAGTCATATAACACAACAGAAGAGTCACCTTATTGGCTATCTGTGGGGTTAAACTTTAGTAAACCATATTCGATTAAGGTATCTGGTTGGGTCGAGTCAAAAAAATATAGGTGCGAACATAAAGCGGGCTGGTTGGAAGTTACGGTTAAAGACGTAGGAACTAAAAATCAGCGTTGGCCTGACCCTAAAAATCATTCAGATAAAAACAGTAATGACTTATGGGTGAGTGGCGAACTGACCCCTCTACCTGAAGAGGCTTTCAATATTATAAGGGCGGCTATAAACGCTAGCTAGCAGACCTTTAAGGGTTATCCGTTTTCCACTGCCAGATCCTAACAAATCGAAAAAGGTTGTGCTGGATAAAGATAAGGTCTGGTGACTTAGATTTACTGTTAAAACTTTAATCTGGGCTTAAATAATTATCCTTATGCTATTTTATGATTTATGCGCCTGACTTCTTTTGAATTGATGGTAAATATTCGTAAATTGTGATTGAGGAGCGTTATATAGTATTAATTTGTCTAGCCGTTTCTTTTGGCGATTATTTAACAAAGAGTAAGCTTCACGGTCCAAAACTGTATAGCTTTGACTGGTAAAATCGCTCCGCTCTCCCACCGCTGGCTTTCTTAGTAATGTTTCATATATTTCTAAACGAAATTTATTTCTTGGAACATTTAGTAATTTAATCAAAGCTTTGTGTAATGCGATGTTTTTCTCATATTCTTCTGTGTTTTTATTTAGCAGACTAGGTCGGACTATTTCTAAAAAGCATGCAGCTCTATTGGCATCTTCGAATATGAAGGCCACCTTTTGTTTGTTGATGGTGTTCGAAATAAAAATTTTCTCTACTTCCGCCTTGAGTACTTCTTTGACTGTCTTTTTATTTTTTGTTCTTTCAAAAAGAATCATTAAATATGTAAATGAGTTTTCGAAGGCCCATTCAACATGAGCTGATAAAGAACTATATTTAAAGTTTATAAAGCTTACTATTAGGATTAAAGAGGTTGCTACATCTAATGAGTTATTACCCTGAGTACCTGTAGAATCCATCAGTTTTAGTGGAAATTCTGATTTCTTCTGAGCAAAAGCAAGAACTTCTGGCCAAAATTCGGAAGTGAAAAAACTACTTTTTGCGCTTTGAATATGTCCTACATGACTTACGAAACTAGGGTCTCCGACCATCCTGTCTATGAATGAATCAATATTGGCATCGACCTTTTTGCTCTGGAAATCTAACATCCTAGAAAATAGAGCTTGGTCACTGAACTCTAAATCATTCAAATAGCCTGGGGTTAGGTATATTTTCCAATAGTTTTTTAACCCGGAGCGTGCCACAGACTGAAGCCTAAGAGTGCTTTCTGTGGAGTTAGTATCAGACCATTGAGGGAAAATGTATTCGACTATTTTTTTTAATTTTATTCTATTAAGTCCATTGCTCTCTACTTCTAAGCCTTCCCATAGAGTGTCTAAGTCTGCTTCATCTTCATGGTTACCTTTTATTAGGCATTCAATGTTATTGCATATAAATTCATGTGCTATTGGGGCAGATACTTCTAGGATAGTTAGGAGCAATAAGTCATCGTAGTTTAACTCCCCTTTTAGTTCATGCCATTTTGTCCTCATGGTTCGCTCAATAGTTGCGTAATCTCTGGCTGATGAGATCAGTGATGATGCGTATGCGAAAATATCGTTAATAAAGACAGTCGGAATGGGACTCTGTTTAAATTGCTGTCTATTGGGCAGTCCCCAAGAGTGGTTATTTGCTTCATAGAATAGAGTTATTTCTGGGCTCCTCAATGTAGCCGTCAATCTCTTCAGCTGTTCCTTAAAGTCGAGCGCAGGCAACTCTAACTTGTAGTCTGTTACTCTAGAAATAATCTCATTCGCCTTTTCTCCATATCCAATGGTAAATATGAAGCTCAAATTCATCAATGATTTCAAGTTGTCGAGAAGTGGTCCTAAAGAGTTCACGGCAGCAGCAATGTCGTTATTTCTATCCATATCCTCTATAAAGATGCACACCTTAAGATTGCTTTCGCGAAGCAAGGAATCCAAGCGGGCTAATTGTGTCGCTGGTGACGATTCGGAGCTAAGGAAATACGATATTATTTTAGTCGAGTGGTGAATATCCTTGAATGCATGTAAATACTGCTCAGGTAAGTTTTGTACGCTTGAAGTTTCAATGTGTTTACTCAGTTCAGAAACCACATCTTGAAGAAGTAAGCCCTGTATATTAGCTGTATTGTCTGCTTTACCCCAAGCGTCAAAACTTACACAAACCCAATTTTCAGAGGAAAGTTCGTTTCTTTTGCCAAGTTTTTCCTGTAGCAAATTTAGAGTACTCGTTTTGCCAGCTCCGAAACCACCGACTAAGGCTATCCTGCGAAGCTCTCCCGTTGCTCCATTGTGACCAATGAGTTTCTCCATAAGATTATTTGCTATCGGCTCCCTCTGAAACTTGTCGTCAAGTACAGACGTGATTGGCGTTTCAGTGCTTGAATCAATGCTTCTCTTATACTTGCTATGTTTGTGTGTATAGGATGGGTGCTGAATTAAAGCTCTTAGATATTTAAAGAGCCATTGGAAACGTTCATTAAATTTTCCTATACAAATACCTAGATAGAGAAGTGTTAATACAAACGCTAAGTTAGTAGTCGTCTCTAGCCAATCTGTTTTATCTAGTTGGTATCTAACAATAAAAATGATAGTAACTAAGAGAGTCGAAGCCCTAACAACCGACCAACCTTTTTGCCCTTCTACTTTTAAACCACTTATATCCACATCAAAGTAATAAGAGCCAGTGGATATCAGAATTTGGCCTATTATAGCTCCGGCAAGGAGAACTAGAGCATTCTGAGCGAGGAAGGGGAGTTGGTTAAAATAAAGTAGGTATTGTTTATAGAGCTCTACAGCATTGTCTATCGAGCCAAAAATTACAAAAAGCAATAATGATATTGCAGTGTAAAGAGTAATACTTGTTAATTGGCGCTTTGAAGGTTTAGAGATGTTCATTTTCTTAGATTTTTTTCTATTTTCTTAGCGGATAAGATAGGAAAAACTTGAGAGATGACAAAAATTCCAGACATCACGAACATAGTTCCAGCAATCATGCCGGTAAATAGCTCTAAAATTTCTGTAACGCCATAAATCAAAGCCAATAATAGAGCGCCTGAGAACATAAGAAAGCTACCAGCTATAGCGTTATACCAAAAGAAGAACTTATCAAAACTGTTTAGGCGAACCTTTAATTTCCCATTCTCGACTTTTAAGTGTCCATTAGCTTTAACAAACTGCCCAAAAGTGATCTCTCCGCGCGAATGATTGTAGGCATCTAAAACAAGATCTCTTTTAAATTTGTCCATGCGCACACCGTGAATGCGGTAGAAATACTCCATAGAGACTTCATCATGTAAATGTGACTTTAGATTATCTGGGAGCGCATCATCAGCCACTGCTTCTTTCAAAAAAAGTAGCCGTTTTGTTTTATGTGTTTCAAGAATAGATGAAATTTTCTCTAAGTTAACAATTATGGACAAAACAAGTATGGTAGAAGCCAGCCAGTATTGACCAGTTGATAAATAGCTTAACACCTTGTCGATCACGGCATATCCTTATTTGAGCTAGTTTTTAAAAGTACTTATTGGCGAAGCATCTCAAAATAACAAACCTCGAGCAAACTTTATCGACTATCAACTATGTTTATATAAGCACTAAATCAGTGACTTAGAAGTTGTAACCATCTGGCCAGTATACTTGCTTTCTATCAGTACTGAAGTGTAGGCTGGGATTTTAACTCGATATTCATCTCAAACCATTTACGAGAACTGCAGAGGGAGCTGAAGATGTCTTTTTTAAAAACATCCAAAACGGGTAATATTCTACTCAACGAATCGACGGGTAGAATATCAAAGTTAATGTCTGTAGCTGGTGGCCTTCAAGCTTCGGATATAGAGTGGGCTGTAGATGTATACAAAAACAATGACCCCAATCATTTCGATTTCAAAGACTCCAAGAAGTATAACGTTTTGGTTAACGGGAGAGCCTTTCCTCCAAAAGCTATATTCGGCTTAGCCCTATCGCATCATTTAGGAGCTGAGGTAAAACCAAAGCATTTTGTCGGAGGTTTGGGCAGTGAATGCTTCAAAATTTTTAAAAATCTAAATTTCCAGATTGTCGAAAAGGTAGAAAGCGAAGAGGAAAGTTTAGACTTTTCTGGGTTTCACCTAATAAACACAGAACCACCAAAACTTGAGCGGCGTGGAACCTCAGTAGCTAAAAGGAAAGGTACTAATGTTGATTGGCAAGAGCGTGAAAAAAGCAATCGTGCTCTTGGCGCCGCTGGTGAAAAGTTAGTGTTAGAAAATGAAAAAAGGTACTTAGAGGAACAGGGTAAGAGCAAATTAGCAAGGGCTGTTGAGTACGTAGCAGAGACAGATCCAGCAGCCGGTTACGACATAAAGTCATTCGATGTAGATGGAAAAGAGAAGTTTATAGAAGTCAAAACGACCAAAGGCCCAAAAGAGACCCCTTATTATATATCTTCTAATGAAGTCGAAGTCTCCAAGGCTCACCAAGATAGCTATTGGGTTTATAGAGTTCACAGCATTAACAATAAAGCTTGTGAAGCGGGAGTCTTTAAGTTACAGGGTGCGGTCGGTGACCATAGTGAATTAACCCCTGAAAGCTACAAAGCATGCGTAAAATAGTAGGATTCCTCACTATATATGACATCAGGTAGTTAATGCTGGTTAGCATTTCGCTTGGCCATTACTAATTTTTATCTTATCTACAATTGGTTAAATTAATGAATCAACAGGATCACACACTTCTTGATATATTTAAGGAACGCTTATCTAATCCTTTTATGTTTACCTACTTTTGGGTTTTCTGTGGTTGGAATTGGAAGGCAATATTGTGGCTTTTAATGGAGCCTTTATCAGCAGGCCTGAAGTTGGAGCAATTCTCGAATAAGTTCCAGTGGAATTGGACAGATCCGCTCTGGGTATCCTGTGCTTTGATTCTTATTTTGCCATGGGTAAACTCAGTTGTAGAAATTCTTAAAAGATGGGCCGAGAACACAGCAAATAAAAAGCTTAGTGATTGGGGCTGGAAAGAAATGGTTCCACAGGAGGAGCTAAATTTCGTGGAAATTCAACTTTCGGAGGCTAAAAGGAGAAACAAAGAACAAAACGAAGAAAACCAGATGCTTTCAGAATCACTTAAGGATAGCCAATCAAGGTATGAAAATACCCATGCACTTTTTAAACAAGCAACTAACGAGAAAGATCAGATATTAAGCTATTACGAAGATCTTAAAAAGTCGTCAGAGAAGCAGAATGTGGAGTTAAGGGAGAACTCGAAGAAAGTCGAATCTCTAGTTCAAACAATCCGATTGTCAGGCAAAGTTCAAAAAGAAAACTCACCTTTTATTGAAACGCTAAAAAAACAAACGCACCCAAATATAGTCGTAAAACTGGAGACACTTGACACGTTAATCAACAGTCAGAGAGAAGGAAAGGTTGTAGTCCCAAAGACTGAACTATGCGCGATAGAAGAGCTTTTAAAGCAAATAGAAGAACACATTGATAAGTTGGATTATTTCTATCCTATGGAAGCTAATACTGATGACCTTGACAAGTAACCAATATTTTTTATTATAGAACTAAGCTAGGATTACTGTACTAAGCTGATGATTACCGCCCCGGAGAGGCGGTTTTTTTGTGTCTATTATTTGAAAAAAGCCCAGCCTTTAAATTTCAGCTGGGCTTTTTTGTGCCTGGAGGAAAAATGAATAAGGCTCGACTTATTGCTTTGGGCTTATCGGGTGTTGTCGCGGGTACAGGTATAACAATTGCTCGATATGAGGGAAAGGAGATTGTTGGGTATGTTGACCCAGTTGGTGTTGTTACTTCGTGTTATGGGCATACCCGTCTGGCTGAAGTTGGTAAAGTTTATACTGATGCCGAATGCCTAGAATTACTCGCCGAGGACTTGGAAGAGCATAATCAGCAATTGATGCAAGTTGTTTCTGTACCACTCTCTCGAGGTGAACACATCGCCTATCTATCATTCCACTATAACGTTGGTGCTGGGAATTTCCGTCGAAGTAGTTTGTTGAAGTTGCTTAATTCAGGTCACCGTGTGCGAGCTTGTAACGAGCTTCAGCGTTGGATTTATGCTGGTGGTCGTAAGCTTAACGGGCTGATTGACCGCAGAGACCATGAAAGGCAGCTCTGCTTAAAGGGAGTGAATGGTGTTTCAAACAATCTTTAGTAGTTTCGACAGGATAATAATCGCGGTACTTTTATTTGCGATGCTAGGGCAATTTTACTTGCATGGACTGACAGAAGAGGAGCTGGAAAGTGAGCAATACCGCATTCAACAGATGAAGAAGAACTTTGAGCAAAAACAGCTGGAAGTAACCTATTTGGAAGCGAGCTTACATGAGGCCAGCAGCAGTAATAATCGGTTGATTGATGAGCGTGAGAAGTTAAGTAATATTCAGCACAGGCAAAAGCAGCGCATAAAAAGCATTGAAGCTGAGCTAGCTGAAGCCAGGGCTGAGTTAGGCGACATGAGGCAATCTAATGATAAAGCTATTAATGAGTGGGCTAATAATTGTGTTCCTGCACCTGTTGTCAGCATGTACGACCACGCAGAACTTGGAGCCTGCAATAAAAACGGTCACGAAAACCAAATACGTCTTCGTGAGAATTCCGAAGCAGTTGCTAAGTCCATGCACGATGGAGAAACACGTGATTACAGATAACGCATCTCAGTCCCAATATGTTGTTGCCCTGGAGGCATCGCTGAGCGCATGCAACCAGCAGTTATCGGATGCCAGACAATGGAATCTAAAAGCAGGTGAAAACTAATGGCTATGGATAGAACTTCAGCTGCCAGCTATTCGGCTAGTGCGGTTACTGCAGCGGGAGGTGCGTTAAGTTTGAACGAAGTAGTCTTGGTGCTCAGTATCGTATTTGCCGCTCTAACATTCCTAGTCAACGCCTATTACCAAAGACGCAAGGACCTAAGAGATCAAAAAAGGTCCACCCAAGACAGTGAATATCATGCTCACAGAATGGAAGCATTGAAAAAGGATCGTGTTTTTACTAAGTCAGAAGGTGATAAGTAGAAATTTTTTCTGGCTGGTTGTGGTGAACTCGTTTGGGTCCTTTCTGAGAGGGGGCCATGTAATGTGGGTAGAAAACACACGGGCCTTCGCGCGTTCTTAAAGACCATCTTTTGATCGTATTTTCCGCTTCCGATCTTTTTAAACTCAAAAAGAAGGGATTTTTCGATGTTGAATTGAGTGATTTTTCATGGCCACGCAGAAACAAGTTGCTGAATATTTCAACGTGTCAGATCGGACAATTCGCAGTTGGTCTAAAACCCCAGGTTTCCCAAAATCAAAGGGCGCGGGGGGTTATGACATTCGCCAAGTTGTGCTGTGGCGCATCGAATATTTAGACAGTAAATGCAGAGCCAGGCCTGATCCCGCACTTGAAGAACCAGCGGACGACGAAAAAGAGCTAAAACTAGCGGAAATGAGGGTCAAAATCCGGAAAGCCGAAATTGATATTAAGCACAAAGAAGTTGACCTTGAAGTTAAGGAAGGTCGCTTTGCTCCGATTGAAGTGATCACCCGAACACTTGAGCAAGTCAGCGTAGCCATCGCTAACAATATTGATTCTCTATTGCCTCGTTTAAAAAAGGCTCGTCCCGACATATCGCAAGAAGAACTCGACGAAGTTAAAAACATTATCGCTGTAAGTCGAAATGAGGTGGCCAGCATTGAACCAGATCTCTCAAGCTTCAATGCAAGCGATTATGCAGGCGGTTACGAGGGGGCTGAGTCCACTCAAGACGCAGATCCCTCAAACAGCTGTTGAATGGGCGGACAGTAACTTTTATCTGCCCGAGGGCTCGAGCCAGATACCAGGGCGCTGGACAACTCAACCTGTGCAAAAAGCATTGCTCAACATGATGGGCAATGACGCTATAGGCACGTTTACGCTGCAAAAACCCACGCGCTTTGGTTATACCAAAATGCTCTGTGCTGCTATGTGGTACTTAGGAGTCCACAAAAAACGCAGCGCGGCGATATATCAACCCACTGACCCTCTGGCCAAAAAGTTTACGCTCGACGAGGTAAACCCTCTTTTGCCTGTTGTGCCTGCTATCCAAGAGGTTTTCCCTGATTGGAGCATTAACAACGAAAACAACACCGTAAAAAAGAAAGTATGCACGGGCTTTTCGTTCGACATACTTGGCGCTGAGTCCCCGAATAACTTTCGAGCCATGACCAAGCAGGTGGTGATCGGCGATGAAATGTCATCGTGGAAGATCAACAGTGGTGAAGGTGACAATGTTAAATCGCTATTAAAACGTATCCAGGGCGCAAGCTTTGGTAAAGCGCTATTTGGCTCGACCGTTACGTTTACTGGCGATGTAATCGAGCGCCTAATTAACGAGGCAGACTGTGTTTTTAGCTTCCACATTCCCTGTCCACACTGTGGCCATCGACAAATCCTAGAGTGGGGCGATAAAGACTCTACATACGGGATGAAGTGGGACACGTCACAGAACAGTGATGAAGATAAGGCACAAACAGCGCACTACCTATGCCGCAATGCTGAGTGTCAGCAAAGCGATGAGAAAGGAAAGATTTACTATCGCTCTCTCACAAAAATGGAGGAAGCGGGGCGCTGGATATGTGAAAAAACAGGCATTTGGACAGAGGATGGGCTTTCGTTTTTTAACGAGGCTAATACTCGAGTTAAAGCCCCTCGCCGAGTCGGTATAAAGGTATCAGCGCTTTACTCACTCAACCTGACTGAGGGTTGGATAGAGTTAGTTCGTGAGTGGCTTGATATCAAAGGCGATGCTGACAAGCTCCAAGCATTTTGGAACTTAACATTAGGCTTGCACTGGCAACCACAAAACACCAAACGTAAACCTTACAAAGATTTACTCGATAGGCGTGAGACATACAAGGCCCGAGTGCCTAAAGATGTGGTGTATATCACGGTGGGTGGCGACACCCAAGATAATCGAATGGAAGCTTATGCCTGGGGATACACAGCAGACCGCAGAAAATACCTAATAGACCGTTTTATCTGTATGGGCGACCCCCGCGACCAAGAAGTACAAGATGCAGTTGCGGAGTTCTGTCGTAAAACATACACACATGAAAACGGCTCCCAAATGGGTATTAGTCGGATTTTATGGGACTTAGCCGGCCACCGCGCCGATGTGGTCTACAAACTCTCAAAACGTATTGGCCTACTGCGGTTTATCCCATGTCGCGGTTCAAGTAGTTATGACCAACCATTGATGACTATGCCGACGGGGATAAATAAAAAGCACGGCACATACATCATTCAAATTGGTACCGACACAGGTAAAGACCAATTTTATGCAGATTTAGAAGTGCCACTGAATGAACCCCGAGCAATCCATTTACCGCTGGATGATGAGATTTGTTCGAAGGACGTATGTAAGCAGTTAGTTTCAGAGGTTCGCAAACCTAAAAAGACCGCCCAGGGAACGCGATTTGTTTATGACAATGAAGGGCGCAGAAACGAGGCTCTGGACTGCTCAAACTACGCCGATGGGGCTTTGCAAGTTTCAATCGAAAAATTCGGCCTGAATTTATCCAAACACAACAGCCAAACAGAAGTTAAACAAACCTCGTCGAGTTTCGCGGAGCTCGGCAAGCAATTAGGTGCCCGATGAGTAAAGAGATATTAGCGATTCAACTTCAAGAAGCGAAAGATGCCTATCATGCGCTCATGACTGGGCAGCAAGTGGTGTCGTTTGCCCGAAATGGACGACAGACTCAGTTTTCTCAAGCGAATAAGCAAGAGCTAAAAAGCTACATCATGGAGCTAGAGCGCGAGATTCACGGCAACACCTCTCGCCGCCGAGGCCCAATGGGGGTGATTCTTGAACGATAGTGGATTAGTAGCACTCAATGGCGATCCGTTACGAGAGTATTGTGGCTATCGCGGCGGTTCAAGCGGTTTCGGAGGGCAAATGCGAGCCTGGACGCCACCGGTGCAGTCAGCGGATGCCGCGCTGTTACCCAATATTGATATGGGCAACGCCCGCGCTGATGACTTGGTGCGAAATAATGCGATAGCTCATGGCGGTGTGCAAATGCACATCGATAACGTTGTAGGTAGCTTATTTCGACCAAGCTATAAGCTTAATTACAAAGTGCTTGGTATGGAAGAAAAGGCAGCGCGAGAGTTTATGAAAGAAGCCGAGCAGGCTTTTATAGAATACGCTGAATCGCCTTATTGTTACATCGATGCTGAACGAAAGCGCACTTTTACAATGCTCGTGCGCGCGGTGGCTGGCGGTCATTGCCATCATGGTGAGGCTATGGGTATCAGTGATTGGATATCTCGCCCAGGCGCTATGTTCAAAACAGCAATTCAGCTGATATCCCCTAAGCGCGTTAGCAATCCGCAAGGTGTCATTAATAGCGCTCGTTTACGACAAGGCATAAAGCGTGATCGCTATGGTGCAGCTGTTGGCGCTTACATCAAAGAGGATAGTTATTCGGACTACGGCGAGCTAGACCGGTTCAGCGGCAAATGGCGTTACGTTAACAGAGAGACACGTTGGGGCCGACCTAAGTTTATTCATGTTTTTGAACCGCTAGAGCCAGGGCAAACTCGCGGCGCTAATCTGTTGATGAGCATGATGGAGCAGATGCAAAGCTTATCATCGTTGCAAAATCACAAGCTCCAAAACGCGATTGTCAATGCCATGTATGCCGCTGTTATTGAAAGTGAGCTTGATTCAGAGCAGGCCTTTCAGTTGATTTCGGGTGAGGGCGGTGCAGAGCAAATGCAAAAGTGGATGACCTATATGGGCGAATACCACAATGCCGCGAACATACGAATGGGTGGCACTCGAATCCCGCACTTAATCCCGGGTGAGTCGCTTAAGTTGTTGCATTCCGCCAATGCCGATAACGGATTTACGCATCTAGAATCATCCATTTTACGCTTTTTAGCTGCAGGCTTTGGCTTAAGCTACGAACAAATCGCACGCGATTGGTCAAAGGTCAATTACAGCTCAGGGCGCGCCAGTGTCAATGAGTCATTCCGTTACACCATGGGCAAGCGCAAGGTTATTGCGTCACGTTTCGCTAGTTTGGTGTTCGCCAACTGGCTAGAAGAAGCATTGCACCGTGGCTACCTGGTAGCACCGAAATCTCGTTATTCATTTTATGAACGCCGTGAAGCATGGACACGTTGCGAGTGGATTGGTGCCGGTCGATTGAGCATTGACGGACTCAAGGAAGTAAAAGAAGCCATTTTGCGCATTGAGGGCGGCTTATCCACTTATGAGAAAGAAGCAGCCTTAATGGGTGAGGACTACATAGAGCTCTTTGAGCAGCAGCAACGAGAAGTACAAGAACGTAAAGCGCGCGGCTTGCCGCCGCCAAGTTGGGTGCTTGCTGCAGGGTTTACCGATGAAAACAATGAAGAGGCTAACAACAATGCAAAATCCGCCCCAAACTAATAACCGAATGCACATTTTAAGTCGTGTCTGTAACGAGGCGCAGCTAGTCGAACCAGGCTACGCCCGCACATTCTTTTCTGCGTTGGGGTTACGGGCCAATGTGGGCCGCTTGGTCGACACTGATGGCACGGTGCTAAACACCGATGAAATGAAAGAAACAGTATCGAGCTTTGAGGGGCCAAGCTCTGAGCGTCGCCGACCTTATCAAGTCGTAGATGGAATCGCCTTGATACCGGTTAGCGGCACGCTAGTGCATAAGTTTGGCCATTTAAAACCATTCAGCGGCTCGACTGGCTATGACGGCGTTTTGGCGTGTTTGAAAGGGGCTATGGCTGACGAATCGGTCAAAGCCGTCATGCTCGATATTGATTCGCCTGGCGGCGAAGCAGCGGGCTGTTTTGATTGCGCTGCAGCCATTCGCAAGATGCGTGATATCAAACCTATCTATGGGCTGTGTTATGACAGCATGAACAGCGCCGCGATGGCGATAGGATCTGCCTGCTCGGAGCGCTGGATCACACAAAGTGGTCGTGCCGGCAGTGTTGGTGTCGTGATTGCCCACACATCATTTGAAGGGCATTTAGAGAATGAGGGCATTGAAATTACGTTGCTGCACTCTGGCAAGCACAAAGTGGATGGCAACCCATACGAAAAGTTAGGCGAGCAAGTGCGCACTGACATTCAAAGTCGACTTGATGAAAGTCGCAACAAATTTGCGGCCCTGGTCGCTGATCATATTGGTATCAGTAAACAAGCAGTGCTTGATACCGAAGCCCGAGTATTCACAGGCCAAGAGGCCATCGATGTTGGCTTTGCCAACAAACTTGTAAATGGTGCAGAAGCCGTACCGCTTTTGCGTGACGTTATCAATAGCAACTCAATCAAAGGAGCGTCTATGGCGACCTCAGAAACAACCTCAAAACCGGCGGCGAGTGCTGCCAATAAAGCTGACAAACAACAATCAGCCACAACCTCGTTTAGTCAGGCGGACATTGATCAGGCTCGAGCAGAAGGGGCAGAGCAGGAGCGGGCTCGTTGCAAAGATATCCTGGGGTGTGAAGAGTCAGCAGGCCGCAAGCAGCTGGCTACTCACTTGGCCTTTAGCACTGAAATGTCAGTGGATGAAGCTAAAGGGATGCTATCCGCCTCGCCTGTCGAAGCAACCACTTTAAGCGCTGACAGCAACGCAATTGGTGAACAGCTAGAAGTGGCCATGAAAGGCGAAAATGTGGGCCTGCAGGCATCAGGTGATGCAGGCGAACTTTCAGATGATGAGCTGCAAGAACAAGCGCTTTTAAATGACTACGATGCTGTAACCGGCACCAAGTAATTAGCCCATTCTCATAAGGAGTTTACCTATGAATAAACATAAACAACCAATTACCGGCTCAGGTGCAACCCCGACAGCAGTAGGCGTGTTCGTTGCTGCGATCACGGCAATAGCGCTTACCCCGATTGCTCGCATTAAAGACTCGGGCAAACTAACCAAATGGAACCCCGCCGGCACCGATGGCAGCCAAATCGCTATTGGTCTAACGGTTGGGCCGCTAGATACCACCTCGGGCGAGCAGAGCAGGCCTTACTATATTGGCGGGACTTTTAACCCTGACGAAATCGCTTGGCCACAAGCGGCCACCGCCGCTCAAAAGCTTGGTGCTTTTGATGGCACAGATATCCACCTGAAAGCGGCCCTCGACTAACCAAAAATGCTCCACACCCCATTGTTAACTAAGGTAAGACTATGACAGAACAAGTGAATATTAATAGCCCTCGCGCGCTACTTGGTGTAAGCCGCAAACGTGCTCGTATCTCAACTTTCTTTTTAGATTTCTTCTTTAAGAATATGTATACCTTTGATACAGAAGAAGTCGATCTAGACCAAGTAGATGAAAGCGTTAATGCTGCGATGTTTATTGCCCCCGAGGTTGATGGCAAGGTCATCAAGACACGCGGCCACACCACCACCTCATTTAAACCGGCCTCGTTAAAGCCTAAGCACGATGTTGACCCTAAAAAAGTGGTAAAGCGCCGACCAGGTGAGGGCATGGGCGGTGAGATGAGCTTGCAGCAACGCCGCAACGCCATCATTGTGCAGAATATTCAGGATGAAGAAAAAGCCATCAAACAAACCGAGGAATGGATGGCAGTAAAAGCGCTCGTTGACGGTAATTACACCTGTGATGGTGAGGAAATGCCAGAACCTTTAAATGTTGATTTTGGGCGCTCTCCTGAAAACAACATTGTGCTAGCTGGGGCCGCGTCTTGGACGAATCAAGATAAGGCAACTTTCGACCCTTGCGAAAAAATTGAAGAATATGCAGAACGCTCAAACGGGGCCATCGATATTATCGTATTAGATGGCAAAATGTGGGGCTTACTGAAGAGCTTTAAAAAGTTTAACGAAAAGTTAGACACTCGCCGTGGCTCCAACTCGCAGTTAGAAACATCGCTGAAAGACTTAGGCAAAGATGTGTCTATCAAAGGCTATCTTGGCGATGTGATGATCGTTGTCTACAAGGGTTATCGCAAGGTGAATGGTACGCGAGATTATTACCTTGATGATTACACATTATTCATGAGCCATACAGGGGTTGAGCATGCTCGTTTGTACGGTGCAATTATGGATGATGATGCTATCGAGCAAGGTATGTCAGAAACAGACCGTTTCCCGAAACTGTATAAAACGACCGGCGATGTGGCGCGCACTTATACAGTCACTAAATCAGCCCCTCTCATGGCGAATATTAGCCCCGATGATAGCGTGACTATCAAACTAGAACCCTAACCAACCACACACCTAAATAGGCCGCTATCGCGGCCTTTTTTATTTCACTCACAAGGAATCAATTATGAGTCAAGATATTGCAGATCTAAAAGCGAAAGTCGCTGAATTAGCCTTGGCACTCGGTCAAGATATCGAACCAGAGAGCACGAAAACTAAACTCAGTAAGCAGATCAAAGAGCTTGAAGAAGCCTTGAGTAAGCAAGGTACTGATGACGGTGAAGGTACTGGTGACGGCACAGGTGACGGTACTGGCACAGGTGACGGTGCAGCAAAACCGGTGGCTGTCTATAACAAGCGAAACGCTGTTGTTATTACGACTGTGAATGGCAGCGATGTTGAATTGAAGCCAGGCAAAAATACTGTGCCGGCTGATTTGGCGAAAAAGCTTGCCGAGATCAAAGGTATCAGCCTTTATGAGTCTGCTTAAAAAGCAACTGGCTCAAAGCCTCGCTGTTGAGCAGCAGTGCATACTCAACAGCGGTGAAGCTGGCCTGTACCAGGGCCAGCCTATCACTGTCGAACTAGATAAGCGTTTTCGCACCAAACAAGATCCATACTCGGGTGAACAGCGAGAGCAGATAACAGTCATTCGATTTTTAAATGCTCAATGCTCACCCAATGTGCATAGCTGGTGCGAGGTTGAAGGTAAATCATATCAGCTTACCGAGCTTTATGAGCGCGACGAAATATCAACAACGTTTATAGTGATATGAAACTAAGCCCTACTATTGGCAAGCTGAAAAAAGCCCAGCAAGCAGCGCTGGCCAGTGCGGTCACAGGCTCAGGTGAGCATGCGAAAAGCGTATTGGTCAACGCAATTTATGATCGTTACGCTTTTAAGATGCGAGACTATATTTCGCAGCGGCTTGCATTGAGCGTGGATCATCGCTTCGCAGAGCTGCGCGTGTCTGCCCGCCATCGCATTACCAACGCAATCAACTTTGTTGAAGAGCCCGTATATCGACAATCAAAGAACCCTCGCACCCCGAATAAGATGGTTTTAGACGGGTATATGGGCGCGTTCTTGCGCGGTAAAACGAGCCATTGGGGCGGTGCTTTCACGTTTGTTGGAAAAAATAACAACCTCTTATTGGCCTACCGTGAAAAAGGCGACTTATCGCGTGAAATACCTGATGTGTCGTATGGGCCAAGCGTGGCTGGCGCGCTGGTTAACGTTCGCGAGCAAGCCTATCCCGAAGTAATGCAACATATTCAAAAACGTTATCAGAGAGAACTATGAGCGCGAATAAAATACTCGATGAAGTCACGGCCTTTTTTGGAGGATTTGCCCCCGCACAACGCGGGTTTTATGTGCCTCAGCAATTGGTGCCAGGTGAAACAAAAAAGGTGATCATTCAGCCGGCTACACTCGGGCGAGATAAAAAAGCTAAAAGCATCGAAGTAATCGCCATTTTGATTACACCAGGAGCTTCATCGCAAGGAGCCGACACCACTCCCGATGAAACGCTTGTGAGCCTAGTTGAGGCCATTGATGAAAGTATAGATGGCTCCCAATCGGGTGTGAATAAAGCGCTCAATGGTCATGCTTTGGAATTTAAGCATGCCGAGACTATCAAGTTTGTGCCGCCTGAGTCACATGACCCATGTGCTAAGGCAATTTTTACCCTAACAGTAACCTACAGGAATCATTAATTATGAGTGGATTTATTTTGCGCGGCGAGGTGTTTCTAACCCGAGTCAATAAAAAAGGTGTGCCCCTAGGTGGCGCGGTCGGCCCTGTTAACGCCGAAGAACTCTCCCTCGAGCCTGATGTGTCAGAGATTTTGAGAACGTCAAATAATAAGCCGACTTATGGCAAGTCACTTGGCAAAGTACAAGATGCCCAACCGACCAAGGTTAAGCTTAAATTCGATGAAATCGAGGCTAAAGTTTTGGCGGAAACCTTGGGCGCTGAGCTATCAGAGCTTAATGCTGCGCCGGTCAATGCAGTTGGCAAAGCGATCACCTTACATGGCGATGGTTCCTGGACTCCCCTGGGTGCAAAGCAGATCACTGAGACCGGCTTTGCAGTGAATAACGGCGGTGCAGAGCCGTTAACACTGAATACTGATTACGAAGTTCATTGGGCCGGCGGGCTGATTCGCCCACTTAAAGGCGGCGTGTTAGAGGCCGGCGGAGATGTGACTGTCGACTTTCAATCCTTGGCTCGGGCTGGCTCATCTATCACAGGGGGGGAAGTCCAGGAAGTAAACTGGCATATCTCTCTGGTAGGCGAGAATGTTGATACCAATGAGGCTATTGCACTGGACATTCCACTGGCTCAGATGAGCTCAAGCGGAGCCATTAACTTGCTACAAAATGAGTTTATGTCACCAGAGTTCGAAGGGGTGGCCTCAGTGCCCAGTGATAAACCATACGACTACAAAATGGATGTCGTAGACCCCGTTTAATTACTCATGCTGTCCCAACCAAAGCCCCGTCCATCGGGGCTTTTTTGTAGGTAAATTATATGTCGTTCAAAAATACCGTTGTTGAGTTCATCATCAAAGGGCGTGATCTATTCACCCCTAGCGCAGACAAGGCCCAGCGCACTGCACAGGAGCTAGAACGCACGGTTGATATAATGAATGAGCGCCTTTCAGACATTGAAGGGCAGCAGGCAGCGTTAAAGCGTTTTGATGAGCTCAATAATACGCTGGGGCAAACAGAAGAAGCGTATAAGCAGGCTAGTGTAGAGCTTGAGCAATATAAAGAAGAACAAAAGCTCGCTCGTTCAGAAGTCAAAGAGCTCAATAGTGAGCTACGCAATGCAGAAACAACCCTCGCTGACTTAGAGCGCCAAGAGCGCAACAGCACCACAACAAACAACCAGTTGCAGCGTGACATTGAGCAACAGCGTCAAGCTGTTGAGCGTCTGCGACAGTCTCGCGATAAGTCATCGCGTTCTTTAGCTGATCACAATCTCAAAGTTAAACAGGCCCGAAGCGAATCGGGCAAACTTGGCACAACCCTCAATAAAAATAAAGCCGAGTTTGAAAAGCTCAATAAAACACTGGGCAAAACTGAGGCGGATTTAAGCGATGTTAGCAATGAGCTGCAGGAGCTAGAGCGCCAACAAAATGCTGCAAAAGCCTCAATCGCCAGTGCCACCGCTAAGCTTGAAAAGCAACGCGACCAAATGGAACGCGCCAGCAAATCAGCGGGTGACTACGGTGGCAGCATTCGCGATGCGACCCGCGACCTGGTTGCGTTTGCCGCTGCATACGTAGGACTTGATAAGTTCAAAGAGAGTTTGCTTGGCGTTCTCAGTGCCGGTGATAGGGCCGAGGCTTTTGCAACCCAAATGACCTCTATCATGGGGAGCATTGAAGCTGGTGAGCAGGCTACGCAGTGGATCAATGAGTTCGCAAATAAGACAGGCACAAACCTCGAACAAGCCAGAGAATCGTTTGTAAAATTAAAAGCCTTTGGTCTTGACCCTATGGCCGGCTCAATGCAATCGCTCATTGACTACAACGCCTTGCTAGGGGGGAGCCAGGAAAAGCTAAACGGTATCATCCTGGCCGTGGGCCAAGCCTGGGCCAAACAAAAATTGCAGGGTGAGGAAATACTGCAGCTCGTTGAAAGGGGCGTGCCGGTATGGGATATGCTGGCCGAGGTCACGGGTAAAAACACAATTGAGTTACAAAAGCTTTCCTCACAAGGTCAGCTTGGCCGTGATGTGATCCGCGAGTTGTTCGAGGAAATGGGCCGTCAATCAGAAGGGCAGGCCGCTCGCAGCCTTGAACGCCTGTCTGGTCAAGTAACATTGCTTTCAAATAAATGGGAGCAGTTCAAAATGCGCATCGCTGATAGTGGTGTGTACCGTGTCGCTATCCAGTTTATGACTGAGCTTAACGCGCAGTTTGATCGCATGGTTAACGACGGCACGATAGACCGCGCAGCACAAAAAATCAGTGACTTTTTCACGGCTATCATACGCGATGGCGGCGCATCCATTAAATCGCTCATTGAGAATGTTGATGCGCTTTTGACGGGAGCGGAGCGCGTAGTTGGAGCCATGCGCATTGTGTGGAATGGCTTTACTGCCGGCATTAAGACCGCAGCAATGGTGAGCACCGAATACGCTGGGCGCATGACTGATGCCTTTGCAAGTGCCCTTGATTTTGTGGGAGCCGATGAGTGGGCGCAAAAAGCCCAGCACCAGGCGAATGCGCTCAAGGCGGTCAGTGATGGTTTTCACCAAGGTATTTTGCAGGATGGCCGCGACCTTGACGCGGCGTGGCAGCAGTTTAACCAAACGGGGCAAACTCGCACCCGCCAGCAGTATCAGCAAACGACTCAAACAGTCAAAACAGAGCTAAATAAACAGACCCAGGCAGCAAAGCAAACGACTGACGCGTTAAAAAAAGCGACTACGACCGCTGCCACCGATATCAGTGTACTTTTAAGCAAAGCCGGCATTACAAGCACTGAATCGCTGTTAGAGCAGCAAGAGCAAGCGAAGTCGGTATATGAGCAAGTTAAAGAGCTACATGCACAGGGGGCCGTGGGTGTCTATGAACTTGAGCAGGCTTATATGAAATGGGCTGAGGCTGCTATCAATACTTCAACCGCCACTCGACAAGGCATACCGCCCACGGTTGAAGCCGCTGCCGCCGCTTTGGGGCTCTCCAATGAACTGAGAAACCTCATTGCTCAGGCGGAAAAATTAGCCCCGGTGGCTGACAATAACAGCGCCGCTGTGACGCGATTTAAAACGGATATCGCCAGCACGACCGAAGCCATTGAGCAAAACCGCTTAGTGTTAGCGAGTAACACCGCAACAACGCTAGAAAAAGCCCAGGCCCAGGAGTATTTAACAGAGCAAGAGCAGCGCTTAGAACTGCAGACACAGGCACTCAACGAAGTGATGCGCGCCGAGGAATCGACGCTGTTTGATCTTGAGCTGCAAAAAGAGCGTCTGCAGGAGCGCATGGATATGCTCAATGGTCGCTATGAAGCCGGCACAATCCGAGCTGACGAATACCGCTTTGAAAAAGATCAGATTGGGCGAGTTTTGCGAGTGGTGAATGAGCTGTTAGGTGATTTCTCTAATCGTCAAGAGCGCGCTACGGATGCCACAAAACAAGGAACGAGAGCAACAAAGGAGCAGGCCAAGGCGGCAAGAGAGAGCGCCCGCGAACTTGATAAACAAAGCCGCGCTTTAGACAAAGTGGCGAGCAGCGCGCAAAGCGCATCAAGCAATAGCTATTACCCCACTTCGGGCGGTGGGGGAACTTCGGCGATGCAATCAGGGGCCACCCCGAATCAATCACGCGCGACACGTTCATTTACTACCTACGATGTAAAAGCCGAGCGTTCAAAGCGCCTTTATGAAGAAGCTATTGCCCGTGAGTATCAAAAGTTTGCAAGCGATATAGCCGGCGCGACTTCGCTTAATGAGCTGTCGAAGCTCTATAACCGCATCAACAATATGCTGACTTATGTGTCACGCGAGCAAAAGCGCCAGCTGACAACGGAAATTAACAATAAGCGGCAACAAATCAAAGCGCAACAGGAGGCCGCGCGTCAGGCTCGTATTCTCGAGCAACAACAGCAGCGCCAAGCCAAGCAAGCCGCCACACAACCGACCCCACCACTTAGGTATAGCGAGCCCGCAGCAACGGGTGCGCCGACTGAGCTTGTCGAGGCATTAAATGGTTTCAGCGATGCAGTACGGGGGCGAGGTGAGATTGTGCGCTTACAAGTCGTATTCGGTGATGAGCTGCAGGAGCTATTAGCCCTGGCCGATGATGGCTTTATTTCAAAACTTGAGCAAATCCAGGAGACAACATGATCGCCTTTGCAGGGTTTTCTTTTAGCAATATGACGTGGGCTAACCGGTTTGCATGGTCGGGAGTGGTTCAACAATACGAGCGAGGCTGCAATGGTGCTCAGCATATCGAATCAACTCTCGTCGATGTGGGCCGGCCTATTACCTTTGTCGGTGAGGTTGAGCCCGCTGGGCCTATTTTAAATGTGATCGAGCACTCTCGGACCACCCTTGGCCCGTTTACGCTGACCGTTAACGGGGTTAATTATCAAGTTAAATGGCACCACAACCCCGTAGCTGTCAATGCTACCCCACTAAAAAACTACTCTGATGCAGATCCAGATCACTTTTCGAAAGTTGAGCTGCACTTTATTACTGTTTAAACGAGGTTTAAATGCGCAACGCACTTAAAATATTCAAACCTGAACTGCTGGGCAATGCGCCTTTCGCCGGTGGCCATCGCACCCCCGTTGAAGTGGTGAACGGCAAGCTTAACGATATATTTAGCTCGATTTCTGATGTTGACCATGCGCGCGGCTCTTTCGATTTAGTGAAGCTTTACCCCGCCGTGGCCACCGCTGACCAAGCGCGCTTTCAAGATGCACACATCTTTGTATCAGATGAGCCAGATGATGAGCTGGTCAGTACACTTGTGATAGAAGCGCCGGCACTCAATGACACCACCGAAATGGCCGAAATGCGCCAGCTGCTAGCGGCCCCTGATACGCGCTATCACGGTGTTGCGCTGACCACAGCTGAGGCCTCTGGCCAATCGGCTTTAGTTGAAAAAACGCAGACACCGCTTTTGCCGGTGACGCAGCGCGTAGTGCCAAAAATTAAAAACATAGTGTATCGCCACAGTGCGAGCACCAACGGCACCGAGTTCTTACGTCAGATCATCTTTGAAGCGCCGACAACGAATGATATTGCATTCTTTAGTTTTGAAGTGCCCGACCTATTCACGCTAAAACCGTATTATCGCGCTGAATATTACGGGCGCTTTGGCGGTATGAAGCGGTTGGAACCGATAGACAACAGTCAGGATGCGGAGCAGCTTTCAGTCACCGATGGTGTCGCGAGTGCAGCGCTACAAGTGGCATTGGGCGCGGGTAATTCATTTTACTTTTATTACTACTCAAGCGATGACTATCGCTATCATCAATACGCGCTTGATAACACAATGACACTCAGTGCTGATGAGGCGGTTGTGCCTGGAACGTGGCGCATAAAAAAAGCCGGAGATACAACGGTATACACTGATAATGGCTTTGGCGTGTTTTACGATAGTGAAGGTGCGCCATTTGCCCAGGGTAACTATGAAACCGGCGAGCTTTCGCCAGCTGCCAATGTCGACACTGTCGGAACACAAGCCGATGATTTGGGCGCAGTGATTTTTATGCGCAACGCGACGAACCAGGGCTACCGCCGCGAGTTTTCATTTAACGTGGGCACAGAGTCGTTTGTGATGAACTCGTTTTACTTGCGATGCACACTCGCAAACGGCTCTCAGTTTAGCGTCAGCGCAACCGATACGGGGGAAATCACCCACGCGAACATCAACGGCACCATCAACGCCAATGGCGATGTGAGCTTATCAGCGGCCACGGGTGTCGATATCACGCACCTCGAGTACGACATAGACTGGCTAGAAGAGCATGTGATGGACGCAGACTGGCTGCACATTGACCCGAACAGTCTCCCCAATAACGGGCGCGTTTCAATTTTCCATGTGAACAATATCGTGCGCATTCAACATCATGACGCAGTTGAGCGCCCGTCACTTGGCCAAGGTGACACCGTGCAAGTGCTCAAAGAGGCGGCACACGTTGAGCTCTACGATAAAGACTGGCAGCGACTTTACACGCCCGATGATGCCAACTTTAGCTATGACAAGACTTCGGGCCTTGTCACAATTAATGCGGGTATTAGCTCGTTTACTGGCCCGTTCACCATAACAAGTGTGCAATCTGAGCTTGTGACCGTCGACCACATCAATGATAAAGAGCTGCGTTTTTTAACACCGCTTACGCGCACATACCCAGCTGGCTCACGCATTTCTAGCGCGTATGTTCTCGGTGATTTACAAGCGCTTCCGAAGGATGAGCGCACCATTGCCGCCTGGCAAAACGATTTTGGGGCCAGCACACCGCCTGGCAGTGCCTCACTCAATACAACCCAGTACCCAATTGAAATGACTAACCTTGGCGCCATCAATCAGCGCTGGGCGGTGGTATTTGACAGCGAAACCGCTTACCGAGTCATCGGTGAGCATTTAGGCGTGGTTTATTCGGGCGATATTCTCAATGATTGCATTGTGATGAACCCCTTTGTGCAAGCGCCGTACTTCATTATTCGTAAAGAAGCATTCGGGGCTGGGTTATTACCTGGTGAGGCGTTCTTATTTGAAACGCTTTCTGCAGCACCGCCCATCATGGTCAGTCGCGCGGTGAACCCAGGGCACAGCTCAATCGAATACGATAAATCCACACTTTCACTACGAGGCAATAGGGACTCACTATGACGCAACCAGTAACCGTTTATCGTTGGGATGATGTAGGCGCACCACAGGTGGTTGATGGCCGCCCCAGCGAGTATATTGAGATATTCAAAAAGTGCCTGGTCGAGGGCTATGGCACTAAGCAGCCTTTAGGATGGACAATAGCTGAGGAATCAACAGCACCGCTTTTTATCGCCTTTCAAAACGATACTGCGAGCGGCGGAACAGGCGGCACGTTGATGCTCGATGCTCCAAGCAATGGGCCAAGTGATCCATTAAAGATACAGAGCGCTTTGGACTTTGCCAGTCAAGGCAGTTTTTCGCGCCCAGGCTTCTATTTTGCGATAGACTCAGGTTCAACCAATCCAGACTATACCGCCAAGAACTGGGTGATTATAGGCACGGCAACAGCATTTTATATGTATGCTTTTACGCCTTTTAGAGCAAACCAAAACTATCAGCAAACCACTTATTCCCCGTCATTTTTCGCAGGCGACCTCCATTCATTAATCCCTAATGATCCAGGCCGTTTCACGGCCTTCACTGGTGAAAGAGATAACCTGCAGACGCGCTGGAGCGGCACCTTAAATTACAAATTGGTTGATGCATCCCCAGGGGTTTTAATGAAGCTGTACCCTGCAGATGGCGGTGAAACGACAGTGTTAATGACTACCAGCAGTATCTTCGGAATTTATTGTGGCAATGGTGATTCTTCACTCTATTCAGCGGAGCCAGAAATCACAACTCTCTGTCCTCTGTACGTGGTAGCCGAGGATTCCTATAGTAACGCCACCACGATGAATAACGTCGTATCGCCATATTGCCGCGCGGTGCTCCCTGGCTTTTTTGTATCAGGCCAGGTGGGATACAGGAATGTGGGGTATCAACCTTTCACCAAAGCTATTGATAACCAGCAGTACATGCAAGTGCCAGCGGGGAATAGTAACCGCAATAGCGGACTTTGGATCAACATGGAGCAATGGTAAATGCACGTTGTTTCAATCAAGAACGCCATCCCTGAAAATGTGATTCAAGTGGGGTTTGTCCGCGTTGATGCACAACAAGAAGCTGAGCGGCTAATGTTCTTAGACAGAAACACCGGCGGGCTTTTATTTCATTGCAGCACTGGCACCGGCATTATTGACCGCTTTGTGCCGCTGAGCTACACGGTTGACCCTGTATTGATGGTGGTCATGCTCGATGACGATGCGCAATATAGCGGCAAGATTTTCGACTTAGTACAGGCGACCACAGTGGACTTGGCCACTTTTAATCCCGCCGATCCGTTTCCCGAACCAGGTGCTTAAATGTTCGTTAAACTGCGTTTTTCTTCTGGCTATGAGGTTAAAACCAGCCCGCTTATTATGCGCTTCGGCGATGATGGTGGGCCGGTTGACCCGCCAGAGCCGGTATTTGTTGAAACGGGCCAAGAGTGGCATATGCCTTGGCGCAATGGCGAATCGATTGAGTCTGCAACAACGCAGCGGTGGACAAGCTTGGCCGAGCAGCGCGACTTCACACACGCTTGGCAGACTACCGAGGCTGTGGGCCAGCAAATACAATGCGCATGGCTCAATGGAGAGCCCATTGGCAAGCATTATCAATTAGCGTTTTCAAGTTCACACCCGCTCACCGGCACAGACTTTACCTGGCGCTACGCTTCACTACTACCGAGCGAGCAAGCAGCATGGCACATGCGCTGGCGAACCAAATCACCACTCTCCGGCACAGACTTCACCTGGCGTTGGAAAGCAGGCCCACTCACCGGCATCGATGCAACGATGGAGTGGTGGCAAAGCCCTCATGAAGTTGGCCAATCAGTGCTGATGCACTGGGGGCCGTATCCGTGGCAATGGATTTGTTATTGGGTCGCGCACCCGTTCCCAGGAGCCGTTAAGCTGCGCTTTGATGAGCAAAGCCAGACCCATACGGGCGCAATCTCGATGCGTTTCGATGAGCCGCAAAAAGTGTGCTACTGGGGTTTACCAGGCGGCGATCAGCGAGGCTGGGACGATGTACCAACAAACGAAATTAAGGTGCCTATTATCGCGCCTGTTGCAAGGAGCTATTTGATGCAACCAACTTTTACGTGCGTGAGGGTGCGTGATGAAATGCAGATCATGCTTAGTTCATTCACTCACCAGCAAAGTCGCGGGCAATTCGCCGCCGTGGTTAATTTAAAGTTTATGTCACGCATTGACCAAGAACGTGCCATTAACGAGTTGCTGCGTATCGAGCTCAACGGCTATGAATTTTACGCCTGGGCCGAAAGCCCCTCTAAACAGATTTCATTTAATAACTATCAATATTCAGCAAGTGGGCGTAGTCGAGTTGCTGAGTTAGCTTCACCTAACAAGGCACCGGCCAATTACTCAAACCAGACAGTGCAAACAATTGCAGGGATAATGAGCGGCCTACTTTCGGATGGTTGGACTCTTGATAGCCAAGTAATTGATTTTCCAGTGCCGGCCCGAGCTTTCAACATTATGAATAAAGCGCCGGCAGAAGCGCTAAATGAAGCTGCAGAACGCATTGGGGCTATGGTGCTTTGCGATGACTCTCTAAAAAAAGTCCGCATCGTACCACGGTGGCCTGTTATGCCCTGGGATACAGCAAGCGCGACCTGTGATGTAGTTCTTAATGAAGGGGTGATCATCAGTCACAGCGCAAGAGAAATAAGACAGCCTGATTTTAATGTTGCCTTTGTGAGAGGTGAGCAGGAGGGGGTGAGCTGTCGCGTTAAACGTAGAGAAACGCTGGGCGATAGGTATGCACCTGAAATCGTTGATAGCCTCATTACAGATATACAAGCGGCTAGGCAGAGAGGGAGCGCGGTGCTAGCCGATAGCGGTAAAAAAGAGGAGAGCACTATAAAGACGAAAATTATGCCGCAGTTGCCGCCCTTACAACGTGGCCAGTTAATTGGCATTCAGTATGCCCAGCATCTATATAAGGCAACATGCGACACGGTTACAGTAAGCGCCGCAGTAGACAAGCAGGGCCGAATCACAATCAATCAAACAGCGGGGCTAGTTAAAAATGTCTAATGCTTTAAGCCGGCTAAGCGCGATACTGGCGAACCCAAGGCGTACAATTGTGGAAGTGGTGCAAGTTCACTCAAATGGCACCACCACAGTTAGGCACGCCGATGGCAGTGAAACAACCGTTTTAGGGTCTGATGTGGTCGCCAGCCATGCGTATATGGAAAATGGTAAAATTATCGGTGAAGCACCGGATTTACCTTATTATGAAATAGAAGTGTAGCAATGACTTTTTGACAAAGTTTTAATGGCTAGAAGGTGAGTTTCCATCCGCTTCCGATAGAGTCCCTTTGCTCGGCTTCACTTCCTCACTCTCTAGTATTTTTTTGATAACGAGAGCATTCTTGTAAGGCCATGTTAGAGAATTAAAAAAGAAGGCTGATAAAAACACTGAAGTAGCGAAAATGGCCCTCGCTGTTAATTCAATGAGGGAGTAGTCTTGCGAGGAACCTGAAAGTACTAATAATTGAAGCACTGAGAAGATACCTACAACGAACCCGAAAAACGAGCTAGCTTTAGATGAGGCCCAATCAAATCTATTTAATTTTACTGTTAGCTGATCGTCTTCTATAACCAAGTATCTATTTTGAAAAGCCCTTCTAATCATGACCCATGTAATTTCTTTCTCATGAGTCTCTGCAAGAACCATCAGTTTCTTCCTCTCATAACTAGTGGTCATAATCCCATAAAATTTTTTGAACGAATAGGTCTCAATATAATCCTTCAGGAGCTTATGAGCTTCGTCGCTCAGAGCTGTACACTCCAATAGCTCCTTTGCTTGAGCTATATCTCTCATTTTTCTTTCCTGAAGCTGAAGAAGCAATTGTGTCGGTTGCTTCTTCATAATGATTGCACCTAACAGAAAGGCGAGAAAAATCCACACCCCCTGCGGGTTTGATAGACCCAAAATCCACTCTTCTAACTTCACCATTATACCCCTAAACTCCCAAATCTTATGGTTTACAGCTATCAGTCACTATGGGGTTACCATATCCTTGCGAGTCCTTTATTCTTCCATTTCTTAAACACTCCCAAGAGCTAACCGGGTCATCTGTATTCCATTGTTTCATTAGTTCCAACGTGCTCGAATCAATGTTTGCGCCATACCGTTGGACCATATAAAGGTAGGTTCTGGCAATATCACCTCTGACGCCGTGTGAAGGTTCAGCGGTGTCCTTATCAAAATCAACTTCAAAATCACACTGACCATACAGCCTATTTTCTCCAGTTATAACTGCGAACTGATAGTTCGAACGGTCTGCGTTTAGTTCTCCAACGGCAGGCACCAAGTTTACTAAATCGTCGTGGGCTCTTCTGAAAAGAGGCACTAATTCATACGCACATTCACGGCCAGAGAGGTAAGAGCCATCATTTTCTTGGCATTCCGGAAAATTCTTGCGATTTTTCCACTCATCGAGTTCCCCACCAATGATATGTGCGGGCATAATGTGTTCCCACTCTATGCGAGATACTCTAGCGTTTGGCTTGCCGCTATTAGTAATTGGTCTTCTTGGTTCATATCCGCACGAGCTAGGTTCGATCATCGTTTCATGAGTATTGCCATCACCATCTAAATCTTGAGTGTCGTCAAAAACAAAATTACATTCGCAGTAGAAAGTTGTGTCTTGGTCAAAATAAACGTCTCTTTCTGCTTTTGATTTAGCATTGCTGAAGCTGGTGGGGTAGTTACTAGGTAAGGGGGGTAGGGTCAGCTTACTGGTTGATGTTGGTTGTGGAGTTGAATTGTGGCAATGGTAGCCACCTGATTTATTATCTTTATGGCACCCATCAGAGTTAGTTCGACCACTATGGGCCAGAGATTTAGTTGTCAACAACAGGGTGCATGCTAGTAGAGGCAGGATGTATGGTTTCATTTTTGCGTCCTTTCTGAGGTGCCAGTTACAAAAGTTAGGCTAGACCAAAAGCAGAACCACCGCCAGCCACGAAAAATTCACCAAGCCAACTTGGACAAAGACGCGTTGAATAACACTGAATAGTCATCTTTTGACCTAATAATTTTTGCTCCCATCGACGTTAAGTGGCGAGCGCCTGACAAATTCATATTTGCAGGTGCATTGTCAGGTATAACAGTAAATAATGGATGTCTCTCTTCAAGACAAAATTTCGCATGTGTCATAGTTCCACTTTTTTCAGCACACTCTACGATGACAGACGAACTAGAGAGCCCAACTTGAATTCGATTGCGGGGTACGAAATTTTGTTTCCTTGCTGGACTGCCCGGCGGCTGCTCACTGACTATAAGGCCACCGGTATTTAATATTTGCTGAGCCAGGGCACTATTTGACTTTGGAGTAAATATATCAACACCTGACGCCAGTACAGCGATAGTTGGACCATTTACTTCTACAGCACCTTTATGTGCTGCAGCATCAATTCCCAAAGCTAAACCAGATACTACGGGGATATTGTTGAGAGCTAGAAATGAAGAGATCCGCTGAGCTATTGTTAACCCTGTCGAGGAAGCATCCCTAGAACCAACTACACTAACCCCGGGAGCTCCCAATAACTCTAAGTTACCCATCGCCCAAATTGTACGAGGAGGCGCCATGATACTTGCGAGGTGATTTGGGTAAAGGGCATCACCCTTGCGTATCTCTGTGATATCAAACATTTTTATGAAGTTTTACCTAATGCTATTGCCGCTACAACAGTATATCCTGCACGCTCAAGTTTTGAAATTGCAGCTTTCATACTATTGCCGGTAGTAGTGACGTCATCCAACAGAACTACAGGTTTTTTGTTAGAAGCAGGTGTGGGAACTGACAAGGAATTTACGTGAACTTCGATAGCTCGGTTTCCACCAGCGGCTAACTTGTCGATAGATTCGTCACGCTTTATCAGGTTACCTTTATCATTTAATACATCAAACTTTTGAGAGAGTTTTGGTATGAGTTGTTTAAAGCCTGGATGGTGCTTTCCTTTTGTACTTGATGGCACCGTCGCAACATAGAATGGCTTATTACCTACTAGCTCGGTTATTTTCTTTTCAACACGACTTAGCCAGAACGGTATTGATTTAGCCTCTCCTTTTTTAAAAGAGAGAAGCATGCCTGAAACATGGTCAAATGCTGGGTTGTTGCCTTGGTGATATGGATTATATCGCGAGAGATGGTGAATATTCATAGCTAGTCCCTTAGTCGGCCTCAACGAACCCATTCCGTTGAGTTCAAATTCCGTACAAAATATTAGCGCGTACCTAAAAATAGTCAACTAACAATTTTTGTGAATTAGATCGCCACCTTTTGCTTAGCTTGGTTAAGATAACCAGCTAAACTCGCAACCTTCAGGTAAAGTAATAATTCTTTCTCCATACCGATACCTTCTCCTGGGAGGTATATAACCGTCGGCTCGAACAAAATTATCGTCATAGCCATAAGTTTCTCTTAGACCGAACGCCATACGTTTGATTACCTGTTGCTTCGTGAGCTCTACACCTGTAAACGCATCAAAATAAGTAGGGCCTATACCTCCAAATGATGCCTGGCTGTCAATATGGATAGGCCTAAAGTAACTAGCTTTCCAACACGACCAGTGTGCAGGGCCGTTTAAAAGCCAAATGATTCCAGGTGTGAGCTCTTTTCGACAAATCGAGCAGATCACTTTCATGAAGTAGCATCCACTTTTATTGCCTGGCTAGGTACGGGCTCCATTAGGGGGGTCAACTCATCGGCGCTACTCCAGAGCCAGTAATCTATATCCTCTGGGTGAATAAGGAGAGGCATGCGTCCGTGATATTGTGAGCATTTGGAGTTGGGTCTAATTGTAAGCGTGATTAATTGTGCTCCTAAATCATTAGGATAATAAATACCAGCCATAAAAAGAGCGTGTACCTTTGAGCCAGAGAATAGGTACTTTTGCTTACGTTTGTCGCCTTCGTCTCGCCATTCGTACCAACCAGAGCAGGGGATAAGACATCGGTGACTTTGCATCGCTTGACGAAATGTTTTCTTCTCTCTTGCAGTTTCAGCTTGTGCATTAATCAATAGCCTTGAGGACCACGAAGTTTTCAAACCCCAAGTGGGATTTAATTGATAGATTCCATCGGAGGAACCCGCTATAACGCTTACTTGCTGGGTGGGTCTCAAGTCTGTATTAGTGTTTGCCTCAAACTTGATCCCTAAAATTTCTGAAACAATACCGCATAAAGGATCATTGATAACGTTTAGCCGTCCACACATAAGCTATCTCATCTCACAATCTTAATACTGTTTAAATATACAGTGCAATATTAAGTTGGACAAGGAACGGTCAAAAAGTACCTAGATTGGGTTATCCATACTTATTAGATAGCTTAGTAACAATTGAGAAATTTAGAATATTGGGCTGGTGGTTTTGATAAAGTCAGGGAGCCAGTTTGTGGCTTAAAATATGACGATAAACTCGGATTGGAGGATGATTCCAAAAATTATTTTACTACTGAATTACTACTGAATTACTACAGCAATTTTGAAGGAGGCTAGATAGAACTTTCTAACCAGTTGTTTCTAGGGGG